GAATACTTAAAATGTGCTCAAGACCCAGCTCATTTTATGAAAAAATATTGCTATATTCAACATCCACAAAGAGGTAGAATTCAATTTGGTTTATACCCTTTCCAAGAAAAAGCATTACATTTAGTTAGGGATAATCCTTATTCAATTATTTTAAAATCACGTCAGTTAGGTATATCAACATTATCTGCAGGTTATTCTTTATGGTTAATGTTATTTCATAAGGATAAAAACGTGTTATGTATTGCAACTAAACAAGAAACAGCACGTAACATGGTTACAAAGGTTAAGTTTATGTATGATAACTTACCTTCCTGGCTTCAGATTAAAGCAGAAGAAAATAATAAATTATCACTCCGATTAAGTAATGGTTCCCAAATTAAAGCAACATCAGCAAGTAGTGATGCTGGTAGATCAGAAGCAGTATCTTTACTAATAGTTGATGAAGCAGCATTTATTGACCAAATTGGTGAAATTTGGGCCTCGGCTCAACAAACACTAGCAACTGGTGGTGGTGCTATTGTATTATCAACCCCATATGGTACAGGTAACTGGTTCCATAAGACATGGGTTTCTGCTGAAAATAATGAAAATGATTTTCTTCCAATTAAATTACCTTGGTGGGTCCACCCAGAACGTGATCAAGAATGGAGAAATAGACAAGATGAATTACTAGGTGATCCTAGAATGGCAGCACAGGAATGTGATTGTGATTTTAGTACCTCAGGTGATATTGTATTTTATTCTGAATGGGTTGATTTTATTAAAGAAACTACTATTCAAGAACCTATTGAACGTAGGGGTGTAGATCAAAATTTATGGGTTTGGGAAGCAGCAGATTACTCTAGAGAATATATGGTTACAGCTGATGTTGCTAGAGGTGATGGTAAAGATTTTTCGGCATGCCATGTAATTGACATTTTAACAAATACCCAAGTTGCAGAATATAGAGGCCAATTACCACCTAAAGAATTTGGTTATTTCCTTACAGGACTAGCTACAGAATATAATAATGCAATGTTAGTAGTTGAAAATGCTAATATTGGTTGGGCTACATTAGATGCAATTATAGAAAGAGGATATAGAAATTTATACCAATCACCAAAATCAGATCAATTAACAGCAGAATCATATTTAAGAGTGTTTGAAGGTAATTCTGAAATGGTCCCTGGATTTACTATGTCTATGAGAACAAGACCTCTTTGTATTAATAAATTTAGAGAATTTGTTGGTGATAGATCAGTAACAATACGTTCAAAACGTTTATTAGAAGAAATGAAAGTGTTCGTTTGGAAAAATGGAAGACCAGAAGCTCAATCAGGCTACAACGATGACTTGGTTATGTCATTTGGGATTAGTATGTTCCTACGAGACACGTCGCTTAAGTTTCAACAGCAGAGTTTAGACTCAGCTCGAGCAGCATTAGGTGCAGTTAAATCAAATAAAACCGGTTACATTGGCGCTTACTCAACCAATAATGCTGATAATCCATATGGTATGGATATAGGAGGCAAAAATGAGAGTATAAAGTGGTTATTGTAGCATATTTATAATAAAAATAAAAGATGGCAGATAGAGGCTTATTTTCACGATTACAGAGATTATTCTCAACAGACGTGGTTATCCGTAACGCAGGGGGTAACCAATTAAAAGTCTTTGATGTAAATAGTATCCAAAAAACAGGAGATTTACAAACAAATGCCTTAGTAGATAGATTCAACAGTATTTATACTAATTCGAGTACTTCATTATATGGTCAACAAACTAATGTTAATTATCAATATTTAAGACCTTCACTCTACTCAGATTATGATGCTATGGATACAGATGCTATTATTGCATCTGCTCTTGATATTATAGCTGATGAAAGTACTCTTAAAAATGATATGGGAGAAGTGTTACAAATTAAATCCTCAGATGAAGATATCCAAAAAATTCTATATAACTTATTTTATGATGTTTTAAATGTAGAATTTAATCTTTGGCCTTGGATCCGTAATATGTGTAAATACGGAGATTTTTTCTTAAAATTAGAAGTAGCAGAAAAATATGGAGTTTATAACGTAATCCCATACACTGCATTTCATATTGAAAGGATGGAAGGGGTAGATAAAGAAAACCCAACTGAAGTAAAATTCCGATTTGACCCAGAAGGTGTTTCTGCTTCAGATTATGGATACTATAATGTGCCTAATTCAGGTCAACAAGCAAATTCCATTATTTTTGATAACTATGAAATGGCTCATTTCCGTTTATTAACGGATATGAATTTCCTACCTTATGGTAGATCATATATAGAACCAGCTCGTAAATTGTTCAAACAATATACGTTAATGGAAGATGCAATGTTAATTCATAGAATTGTACGTGCCCCTGAAAGACGTATTTTCTATATGAATGTTGGTTCAATCCCTCCAAATGAGATTGATGCATTTATGGAAAAAACAGTTTCTAAAATGAAACGTACTCCTTATATTAACCAAGAAACCGGTGAATATAACTTAAAGTACAACATGCAGAACCTATTAGAAGATTTTTACATCCCAGTAAGAGGTAATGATCAAGCTACTAAAATTGAAAATGCAAATGGGTTACAGTGGGATGGAATTCAAGATGTTGAGTATTTAAGAAATAAATTATTTGCTGCCCTTAAAGTGCCAAAAGCATTTATGGGTTATGATGAAGATACAGATGGTAAAGCTACATTAGCTGCCCAAGATATTCGTTTTGCTCGCACAATTGAACGTATACAACGCATTATCACTTCCGAGTTATATAAGATAGCATTAGTTCATTTATATACCCAAGGATACCGAGATGAACAATTAGCTAATTTTGAATTATCTATGACAACTCCTTCTATCATTTATGATCAAGAAAGAGTAGCATTAATGAAAGAAAAAATGGATTTAGCTGCCCAAATGATGGAAACCAAACTATTCCCATCAGATTGGATTTACGATAATATTTTCCATTTAAGTGAAGATCAATACGATGAGTATAGAGATTTAATTTTACAAGATCAAAAACGTAAATTCCGTATGTCCCAAGTTGAAGCTGAGGGTAATGATCCTATTGAATCTGGTAAATCATATGGTACACCTCATGATTTAGCCTCATTATATGGTAAAGGTCGAATGCAATCAGATCCTGCTAATGTTCCAGATGGGTATGATGAAGATAATGATTTAGGTCGTCCTAAAGAAAAAGTATCTAAACGTAACACCCAAGATGACAATTTTGGTAAAGATAGATTAGGTTCTCAAGGAATGAAAAGTGATTATAATTCTAATGATAAACTTAAAGTAGATTTTAAAGGTGGATCACCTCTTGCTTTAGAAAACAATCAATTTGTTAAGCATAAAGATATGCTAAAAAATATACCAGTCGCGGAAAAACAATTAGTATTTGAGGGGGACAAACAAAAAAGTTCGCTTTTAGATGAATCAAATATTAAGGAGTAGAAATTTTAGTATATTTATAAAAAAATAAGTATTGATGTATATAAAACATTCAAAATTTAAAAATACTGGTATTCTTTTTGAAGTACTAGTAAAGCGAATTACAGCTGATACCTTATCAGGTAATAATTCTGCTGCTATTAAAATTCTAAAAAAGTATTTTGTTAATACTGAATTAGGAAAAGAATATAAACTTTACGAAACCGTATTTAAAGCTAAAAATGTCGGTGAAAGTAAGGCTAATACTATCATTACGACTGTAGTGGAAGCATCTCAGAAACTTAATAGATCTCAACTTCGAAAAGAAAAATATAATTTAATTAAAGAGTTAAAAGAACATTATAACGTAGAAGATTTATTTAGAACAAAACTTTATGATTATAAAGCACAAGCTTCACTTTTTACACTTTTTGAAGTTTATAATACTCAAAAACCAACAGACCCAAATCAAATTATTGATAATAAAGTAACTCTTTTAGAGCATTTAACTCAAACATCTGTTGAAAGACAAGAAGTAAAAGGAGATGTAATTGAAGAGTTTAAATCATATGATAAAGATCTTAGAACTTTAACTTATCGTATTATGTTGGAAAGATTTAATGATAAATACTCTGACTTAAGTCCTAGACAAAAACATATTCTTAAAGAATTTATTGAATCTGTAGATTCAACATCACATCTAAAACAATTTTATAATTCCGAAATAAAATTCATCCAAGAAAAATTATCTTCAGAGATTAAAAAAACCGATGATGAAGCAGTAAAAATTAAGTTGCAAGAAGTTTCTAAACTAATTGTTGAATTAAATAAAAGAAGTAATATTAATAGTAATCATTTAGTAGATTTACTACAATATCACAATCTTTTAAATGAACTTACTATATCAAATGGGTAAATTAAAGTATAAACTGAAAGAGGCCCCCCAACCACCTGCTATAAAAGGTGCTAAAGTTGGAGATGTTAGAGTTGATAATGGGGTAAAATCAACTGTAACCAATATAGATTCAGAAACTGGCGCTATTTCTTGGGATGTTGATTATCTCCCAGATGTGGGAGAATTAGTAAAAGATGCTAATGAATTAGCAAAAACCTCTAAAGAAGTTGCTGTTAAGGCTAAAAATGATTCTAAATTTAGAGACATTTATGATGACGTTAAATTATTAAGAAATAAAATT